CTTCTCGGCTCTCAGCAGCCCTCGATCAATAACGGCGCCACTGTCACCTCTGTTACTCTACAGGACGGTGATGGGGCCATTCTTCTGAATTGACATGACTACAGAAAATCGAACGCTCTTTCGCTGGTATCGTTGCCACGGCTGCGAAATGGAATACCCAATGGATCACGTCAGGGCCTCCTGGGGCTGTGACTGCCCCGACCCGGATATTCATGTGCATAACGATCTCGACGGGGAGAGGCCAAAGGACAAGAGAGTGGTTGCCAAGGGCCACAACAAGAAACCTCCTTATGGCACATAGACCTGATACCTACGATATCTGGAGCTTCGTCGAGTATTGTTTGACATACGGAGATGGCCTGTATGTCAAGGTTTACCGTAAAGAGGAGGAGACGGGCCGGCAGCTTCTAGTGACGCTTCCTCTGAACGAGCTGACTCCTCAGGAGTGGCGGCATTGGGTGCAGCGTTGGTACATGATGGAATCGACTCCTGTAAAGACCCTGGAGGAGTGGCAGGCCGTGCCCGCCGAGTACCCTCCCGCCCCCGAATTCTGAGATGTCCCGGTAGCTTCGGCATCTGCCGGTTCGCATAACTGGCGAAGAACGTATCCCAGTCGCCCGGCGATCCCATCGCTCGATACACCTTCCAGGCCGACTTTCGAAGTAGTTTCAACAGTAATCGACACTCCGCACATCGGGGTGGTCCGGGCCTGATCGGCTTGCCGCAATCCCGGCACGGCTTGTTTGGTGACATCTCCGGAGTATAGACTCCGCCGCATCGCGCTCCCTTGGGAGCCTTGCGAGTCACAATTCGATGCCCTTCCGCCCTGATCATAGGGGCCTGGCACGATGACTTCGCAAGAGATCATCCCACGGCCCCAACATATTCCTACCGAAGAGTCGCGAACCTACGTGCGAAGGATGGCGGCTTGCGGTCTTGATCCAGACCAGATCTGCGACATCCTTAGTATCACTCTCGAAGAGTTCGAACAGTACTACCGGCACGTCTATCAGACCGGTACAAGTCAGATGGTGGTGGCAGTCGGGAGCGAGGTGATCAAAGCTGCCATCGACAGCAAGCACCCCCAGTTCTTCCAGTGTGCCTCCTTCGTGCTCCGCGCCCGAGGTGGCTGGCGTGACATCCGGGCTGTGGAGACCACACAGAAGGATCTTCCCGAGGAGCAGAAGCAGAAACTCATCGATCAGCTCACAGAGCGCATCCTGGCCGAGAAGGCGAAGGAAAAGGTGCCCGCGTGAGTGAGTCGGAGCTTCGAGCCACTCTCGGTGCCCTATCGCTGTGGGATCTCGCGCGGTTGGAATGGAAAACCCGCTGGCTGAAGATGGCCCGTCCAAAGCAGATCATCGATTTCAGCAAGGAACCCTATGACACAGTCTTTATCCATGCCGGTCGTGGCTTCGGTAAGTCACTCACTCTTGGCCAGTGGATTGCGGGTGAGCTATGCGATAACCCTAAAACCTTCGGGCACATCCTGGCCCCAACCCACAATGACATACGGTATGTTAACTTTGAGGGAGAGTCAGGAATCATCCGACAGGTCCCACCCTGCCTCATCAAGTACTACAATAAGACCGACTCCATCATCGAGTTCTACAACGGCTCCGTCCTCAGGGGGTTCTCTGCTGAGGAGTCTGAGAGACTCCGCGGCCCTCAATGCCACTTTCTCGCCTGTGATGAGGTTGCCGCCTGGGTCGATGATGTCCCAGCCTGGGAGCAAGCCAAGTTTGGTCACCGACTTGGGAAGCGGACCACCTGCGTCATTACCTCCACTCCGAAGCCCAAAGAGCTGATCAAGACCTTCTTCGCTGACAAGACGATCAAGAAGGTAGGCGGTAACACAGAGGAGAACAGGGCCAACCTCTCGGATAACTTCCTGCGACAGATGAACGTGCTGAAAGGCACTCGCTTGGGTCGCCAGGAGCTGGCTGGTGAGTTGCTCGATGCCGAAGAGCTGGGAGTCATCAAGCGTTCCCAGTGGCAGAAATGGCCCCATGATCGGCCACTCCCTGACTTCGAGATCATCCTGATGTCACTCGACACCGCTCTCTCCGAGGACGCGGTGGATGTCAAAAAGGATCCGGAGGGTCGAAAGACCGACTACACCGCTTGCTCTGTCTGGGGTGGCTGGCGTGAGCCGCTGAGTCGGGATGAGGAACAGGCACTCGATCAACGTCGTGATATCGCCTATCAGGAGATCCAGCAGCTGAAACGTGGGTCTCCTCGCGTCGTGTTGCTCGATGCCTGGCAGGAACGACTGGGATTCCCTGATCTGGTCGCCAGGGTCCGTAAGGCCCGGATGCAGCGGTACGGGATGGATTCCCTGGTACCTCAGATCACCCCTCTCTTTGGTCCCAAGCGGATGTACAACCAGGGGCGGGCGGCCGATATGATCCTGATCGAGGACAAGAACTCTGGCGTCTCGCTCCGTCAGCAGCTCCGCCGGGAAGGTATCCCGGTCATGCCCTACAACCCAGGGAAGGCTGACAAGCTCATGCGGTTGAATCTCGTGGCGCCACTCTTCGTACAGAAGATCGTGTACGCCCCGCTCACTTTCATCCGTACCTGCAACTACTGCCATACGCAGTGGCAGATCGGGCGTAAGGACGATGAGGTGTGCCCCGACTGCGGAGCGCCACAAACCGAGTCTGATCAGGGAAGGAACAGCAACACTTTCTCGGCGTGGGCAGAGCCTCTAATTGGTCAGATGTGCTCCTACGCGGGTGAATACTCCATTCCCCATGACGATCTCATGGACTCGGCCACCCAGTCTCTCCTGTGGCTCTCTCGTAACTGGCTCCGCCTTCCTGTCTATCAAGAACGACAAGTTGGCAAACAACGGACTCCCAAAGGTTTAAACCCATATGCGGCCTAGCCCTCCAACTTTTGTGAAATATGGGCATAAGGCCCTCCAGTCGGAAAAATGGTTCCTCTGGTGGCTATGTTCTACCTGCTTCCTGTTTGGATATGCCATCTGGCTACCCTGGAACAGGGTCAAGGGTGAGATCAGGAGCATCCTCCATGGCTGATCAGAACGACCAGAGCCTCTCTGGAATGGTGGGGCAGTCAAACTCTGGCCAGTCCGACTACGAGATCACGGAGAATGCTGACGGATCCGCCAACATCGTAGAGAAGAAAAGCGGAGAGTCTGAGCAATCAAAGGCCTTCTACCGAAACCTCGCTCTAGAACTCTCCGAGGGCGAGCGCCAGACCATCGCCACTTCCCTCCTGGAATTGATCGATAAGGACATCCAGGATCGCAAGCGACGCGATGAGCAGGTAGCCGAGGGTAAGAAGCGCATGGGTCTCGAAAAGGAGACCATCGGCGGGGCTAACTTCTCGGGAGCCTCCCATGTCACGCATCCGATGTACATCAAGGCCTCGATCGACTTCGAAGCCCGCACCATCAAAGAGTTGTTCCCGCCGGGCGGGCCCGTGCGTGAATATATGGCGGGTTCGGTCTCGACTGACGGTCTTGACCGTTCGCGCCGTAAAGCCCGCTGGATGAACTATCAGCTCACGCAGCTGATGCCCAACTTCCGGCACGAGAGTGAGCAGCTGTTCATAAATCTCATCATGGATGGCAACGAGTACATGAAGCTCATTCCTCCAGGCCCTGACGGGGATATCCGTAATGTGGATCACGAGTGGATCCCCATTGACGACATGATCCTCCCCTACGCGGCCACCAACTACTATTCGGCTGAGCGGCGCACCCATGTTCAAAGGATGACGGCCCAGGAATTCGACCGTCGTATCCGCACCAAGATGTATCGCACGATCCCGAACATGGGATCTCCGGTACAGCCAGAAGAGACTGAGACCCAGCAGGTCATCTCCAAGGTAGAGGGCAAAGAGAGCGACCAGTCCAACCCGGATGGCCTGCGGATGGTCTACGAGTGCGACTGCTTCTTCGAGATCCGCGACCCGGACAAGAAGGGATCGCATACCGAGAGGTTGCAGGAGGACTCGGAGGAATCGGGAGAGACCATCGAGAAGGCTGATGACGAGGCCAACGAAGTAGGGCCGATGCCTTATCTCATCTCGATCGACATGACCACCAAGGAGGTGCTGTCGATCTACCGTAACTGGGAGGAAAAGGATTTCTTCTGCAAGAGACTCGACTGGGTTGCAGAGTTCCCCTTCATCCCGTTCCGTGGTGCCTATGCGCTAGGACTGCACCACATCATTGGCGGACTGTCGATCGCCGCCACCGGCGCCCTGCGCGCCCTCTTGGACTCCGCCCATATCAACAACCTGGCGGGCATGATCAAGATCAAGGGAGCGGCTGGCACTGGCCAGAACATCCGGATCAGCCCCACCGAGGTGACCGAGATCGAAGGAACCGGCGATCAGGACGACATCCGTAAGCTGATCATGCCGGTGCCGTTCTCGCCCCCGTCCCCGGTGCTGCTCAACCTCCTCGGTCTCCTCGGAGAACAGGCGGAAGATGTCATCCGCACCACCATCGAGGAAGCCCAGGCGAATGGGGATGTCCCGGTAGGAACCACTCTGGCTCGTATCGAGCAGGGCATGGTGGCCTTCTCCGCGATCCATGGACGCATGCACAACGCCATGGACCGGCTCCTAAAGATCCTTCACCGCATCAACAAGACCTGGCTCGATGACAAGGTCGTCGTGGAGCTGCTCGGTGAGCAGCTGGTCACGCAAAAGGACTTCGAGGGTCCTCATGATGTGATCCCGGTCTCGGACCCGAATATCTTCTGCGAGGTGCAGCGGTACGGTCAGATTCAGACCGTGGCCCAGCGGGCGCTACAGCTGGCGGTGACCCCAGGCGGCGCCGGCATCTACGACATGCGCAAGGTGGAGGAGCTGATTCTCAAGCAGATGAAGCTCCCGAACGATGGGAAGGATCTCCTCGTTCAGAAGCTAGAGCCGCAGCAGCTGAACCCGGTGAATGAGAACGTAGCTCTGTGCCTCGGACGCCCGATCGTGGCCTTCCCCCAGCAGGATCACGAGGCTCACATCAACACCCACTGCGACTACTACGAGAATCAGTTCTTCCAGACGGTCATCGGCGGAAACCTCCAGGCGATGCAGGGCCTCATGCAGAACCTAAAGGAGCACATCATCTTCTGGTACGCCACCAAGGTGCATGAGATCGCGTCGGAGCAGGCTAGCCAGGTCGCTAAACAGTTGGACCCGGACGCCGAAAAGGTTGACATAGGAGAGCTGCCGCAAAGTACCCAGCACGATCCGCAGATCAGTCAGCTGTACGACCAGATGCTGGCTAAGACTTCCGCGATCGTCATGCAGCAGGCCATGCAGAACCAGACCCTCCAGAGGGCGGTTCAGGTCATCGGTCAGTTGCAGCAGGCCATCCAGCAGATGATGCCTCCTCCGATGATGGATCCTGGCCACGCCCAGATGATGGCCGCTCAGCAGAAAGGCGAGCAGGCGAAACTGGAGCACCAGGACCGCCAGCAGGCCAACACCGTCAAACAGCAGGACAGCCAGGGGAATCAGCAGACGAAGCTGGCGATTGCCCGCGAGCACGAGCAGGCCGAGACTGCGCGCACTCAGATGAAGGAAGCGGCCAAGGCTCAACAGACCCAGCAGCAGCTACAGGCCGACATGCACCTCGAAGGTCAGCGCATCAACAACGAGATGCAGATAGAGGGGCAGCGTCAGGCCAACGAGCAGCACTCCATGCACATGGATCACCAGATGCGTCATCAAGAGCATCAGGACTCCATAGCTATGGAGCAGCAGAAGGCCGAACTTCAGCAAGAGCAGGCCAAAGACGCGAACGATTTGAAGCAACAGCAGATTTCCGCCCAAGCAAAGGCGGCTCAACAATCAGGAGATTCCAATGGCTGATGTTCCCAAGGCAAACAAGGGCATTCCGAACGAGAAGGTCCCTCAGCGCTACAAGCTGGCGACCACAGGGAAGCCGTATTCCCAACATAAGGGCTCCACGCTCCCAAAGAGCATGAAGCCGCGAAGCGGGAGAGGAAAATGATTCAACCCACGGTAGGTAGAGTGGTCTGGTACTGGGATGTCTCCGGCACTATCCCTGAGCAGACTCAGCCCCACGCAGCTCTGATCGCCCACGTCTGGACAGACCGGATGGTGAATCTGGTCGTATTCGACGCCAACGGAGTGCCCTATTCGCGTACCAGTGTGACTCTCGTTCAGGACGGCGATGAAAAACCTCAAGGCCGTTTCTGCGAGTGGATGCCCTACCAGAAAGGGCAGGCTGCTAAGACTGAACAGCTGGAGAAGCTCTTCACTTGAAGCAGCTGATCGACCAACTTCATAAGGCCATCGAGGAGGCGAAGCTTCAATGCGCCTCCCGGCGGCCCTCTATGGACCTGCCCCCGGAATACCTATTCGGGTACTGTCAGGGAAAGTACGTTGGCCTCAATGAGGCCCTGAAGATCGTTCGTGATGTTCTCCTGGCGGAGAACGAAGAAGAGGAATTCAAATAATGTCAGGCGTCAATCTTGCCCACGCCATCTCCTACGACTACCGATCTGTAGAAGAGGCTTTCCCGGAAGTCCGTCATGGACGTGTCCCTCTCCTGACCAACTACATTGTTCAGGTCCGTAGGGCTATGGCCAAAACCAAAGGCGGAATCTTCCTGACCCAGTCTGCCAAGGAGTCAGAGGTTCAGCTGTGTACGGTTGGCAAGGTGGTGGCTATTAGCCCCCATGCCTTCCACTACGCGGATGGTCGCCCCTGGCCCGAGGGCCCGTCCTTCCAAGTCGGTGACTACCTACAGATCCCTCGGTTCGGCGGCAACCGCTTCTCGGTGAAGCTGAACGAAGAGGAGGAGATCGTTTTCGTGGTGTTCGATCACCTACAGCAGATCTGCAAGATCGAGGATGCGAGCGTAGCGCTAGCGATCACCAGTTATCTATGAGCATCGTAGGACCGTTAAAGAGAGCGCAAATTGATGCGACTCATGCAGTGAATGGCAATGGATCCAAGGTAAGGCTATTCACTGGCGGGAATCCTTCCTATTCGAGCCAGGTGGATGGCCTCAGCATTTCTGAGATCCGTAGACAGTTCCTACAATTCGCCAAACTATTCCAAGAGGGCTCTGTTCATCTGCGTGGCGCTTTCCCGGACATTGTTCAGGACTCTCAGGCTGAGGAGGCGAACTTGGAGAATCTCATCCTGATGGCCAGGGTTCTCAAAGAGTCCTTGAAGGCCAAGAGAGAAAACACCCCGGAAGGGGAATGGTTGATGGACTGAAAAAAGAACAGGCCCCTCGGGGAAGAGGGGCCTGGGCCTGGTTGCTAACTCCCGGTCGGTTTGAGAGGTCGCTCGCGCAGCAACATTATCAACCACGGGTATGAGTCATGGCAACTGCACGAGCCGCCGCCCACATTGGGGCTGGCGATGACGATGAGCTGGAGATGGAGAGCCAGCTAGGAGAAGAGGGTCACCAAGGCCTTGAAGATGGCAGTGAGGATGGTGGCGGTGGAAAGAAGGCAGAAGGAGCCGCTGACGAAGATGAAGGCGCCCGTCAGCCAGTCGAGGAAGTACGGCTTGCGGAAGGTGGCGAGGCCGAGATAGATGATCAAGGCCAGGATCCCGAGGGCAAGGGAGCCGGTGAACATCAGCGTCATGACGGCAAGAAGTCCCGTAAGCAACGGCAGGACCAGTATCGTAGGGCCGCCCGCCGACTTCGTGAAGAGAGGGATTTCGCCCTCCAGCAGAACTTCGAGATCATGCAGCGGTTGGCTGCTCTGGAGGGATCTGCTCTGGAGACGAGGCTCCTAACTATTGACGGACGCCTTACCGAATACCAGAATGATGCTGACCAAGCTCTATCGCTTGAGTCTCAAGCCCTCACGCAGGGCGACAGCGAGGCTCTCCGACAGGCAAGGTTAATTCGAGAACAAGCCCTCTCCAGGGCTTCCGTCTTAAAGACGGAGAAAGACCGCCTCCAGCAGGCGATCACCCAGCGGGCTTCCCAGCCCCAGCGACCCAAGCAGCAGCCCCTTCCTGGGCAGGCTGAAATCAACCAACTCGCAGCTCGCTTCAGCGCCGATAAGCCCTGGCTGAAATTCTCCCAGGAGGGACCGGCAAACCGCGAGACCGCAGTCCTCCACGCGATTGATCTCGCGATGCAAGCCGAGGGGCGGTTCCACGCAAGCGAACCTGAGTACTGGTCAGAACTAGACAGACGTGGACGTGCCGCCCTCCCACATCTGTTTGGCGAAGGTGAGGGAGGCGATCTGGAAGACGAATTGGACACGACGGTTCAGCAAACTCAGCAACGACAGGCCCCAACGCAAAAAGCAGCTCCACAGGCTGAAAAGCGCGTTGCTAAGGGTCCTGCTGTCGCCGGCTCCGGCCGGCAAGCGAATGCGGGTGCAACCACGAAGCGACTTTCTGCCGAGCGAGTTCAGGCTCTACGTGACCTTGGTTTGTGGGGTCCTGGCCTGTCCGCCGCCGATAAGAAAGAGCAAGCGGAGTACATCAAGTACTTCGATCAACACGATCGTGACAACGGAGTCAACTGAGATGGCCAAGAACACTGACGCCAGTGAAATCCTGATCGAGCGTGAGCGCTCGGGGCGCACCGCCGAGAAGTACGAGAACACCAAGGCAGCCGACCAGCGCAAGCCTCATTCGGATGAACGCGGGCTATCCAAGGCCGAGATGATCGCGCGGTTCCGCACCGAGATGTTCAACAACGTTCTTCCTCAACCCCCGGAGATTCCGGGGTACCACTGTTGCTGGCTTTCGACCACCAATCAGTATGACCCGATCGCGCACCGTGAGGCCATGGGCTACGAGCGCGTGACTCCCGAAGAGATGCCCGGCCTACAGCACATCACGATCGACCAGGGCCAGTTCGCTGGCTGCATCGGTCACAAGGAGATGGTGCTCTTCAAGCTGCCAAGCGATCTCTACCAGGCCTATATGAAGGTCGCGCACCACGAGCGTCCGTATGAGCAAGAGGAGCGTGTCCGAGACACCGCCAGGTACGTGAAAGAGATGGCACGAGAAGGCGGTGCTGACGTGTACCTGGGCGACGGAACTGCAGATTTCCTCAACGCGCGGCAGCGCCGCGAACCTACCTTCACCGAGTAACGAGACATGGCACTTACGCAGACTCCATATGGCTTGCTGGCGCGGTGGCACCCGAGCGGTCAGGCGCGTTCGAACCAGTACGAGAACGTCCTGCTG